TTGATACCTTGTCCCAAATTACTTACGATAAATTTATCGCAGTTAATGATCACATGTTGAATTACAATATAAAGCATAGTATGCTAGATATTGATGATTCCCTATGTTTTCAGGGCCAAAGTATTAACATTAAAATCCTAAAACGTGTCAAGAGTTTACTCTTTAACGTGTTAGGCGATCTTGATGAGGAGGAATTTTTCGAGGAGTGTAAGAACTCCTCGGGTACTACCATCGGCGTCCCCTTCCGGGATACCAGTGATAGTCGAAAATTCAGATACCCCATGTCTGCCACTAGAAATGTGGTTCCCTTGTTCCAACGTTATCTCCTCTGGGATTCCCATCTCAGAAGTGCTATTCATGAACTGAATAGCGATTCAGCACTTGCTGAAAGATATAACGTTGTAAAAGGGTCTCGAGCTACAACAGTCGATAAGACTGCCTCATCTCGACGCATGATCTGCGTCGAGCCCACTTGCAATATGTTTTTGCAGTTGGGCCTTATGCGAGTTTTATACTCGCGCATGGACAAGGTTGGTCTTGACGTCTCGTCTCTCCCTGATAGACACAAAAAGATTGCCCGAGAGTCCAGTATTACTAGCAAATTTGCTACTATTGACTGGTCCTCGGCCTCGGATTGTGTTTCGATCGAGTTACTTCGCAAGGTATTACCTTGCAGGTGGTTCGCATTGATTGATCAACTGCGATGCCCTGCCACAAACCTTAACGGCGAGTGGTTAGAGTTGCAGATGGTTTCATCAATGGGTAATGCGGGAACTTTCCCGTTGGAGACGCTCGTCTTCTGGGCATTTGCAGTGGCGACGCAGTTTACCATCCAAAATACATCTCCTACACGCCTTATCCCTTTGGATAAAGCGCAGGAGGTTAGTGTTTTTGGTGATGATTGCATCGTCCTCACTTCTATAGCTGAGTGTTACATTTCAGTCATGGAAAGTGTCGGTTTCATTATTAACAAGGAGAAATCCTTCTATGGAACCGAGCAGTTCAGAGAATCGTGTGGAGGTGATTACCTCCACGGGTACGACAATCGGCCTTATTTTCTTAAGGCCCCCGTGAGCAACCGCTTAAGTGCGCTAGAACCTTGGCTCTATATTATAGCGAACTCTCTTTTTAGGAAATACTTTATGTATTTCGGAGAGACTAGCTACTTCTATGAGAAACGTGTTTTTGCGTACTTGTTCGGCTTGTTCAAAAGGTACAACATTTCGTTGAAATTAGTACCTTCTTACTTCCCTGATGATTCCGGGCTTAAGATGTCTCACGACATTCACAGGCTACGGACTCACTACTCTTTTGAACTTGAGAGAGTATCAGTGTCGACCCACGGTACCTATTCTTTCTTATACTGTAGTTTTAAGTATAGGCGAGAATTAACGCACTTTGATGATATTGTCTATTGGAGGTGGCTCAAAAAACCGAGCCTAAGCCCCCGTAAAACAATCGGAAAAGTACGATCCCACGTTGGTCCTGACAGGAAAGTTGGCGGCTATGTTGTAGCCAAGGGAATCTCCTGCCATTGGCAGGTACCTACAGTCACGTAGGAGGCCTGACGGCCTATCCCATATAAACACAAACTAAGTTAATGCCGCAATGGCACTAAGCGTAATTTGTTACCGGAGACGTTGCATGT